ACCAAAGTTGGATTCTCATATTTGGGGAATCGTTTGTTGTATTTAGGTTAGAGTGTACTATATTTTACCAATCATCATCGTCTTCCATTAATTCTTTTACCCACTCTTGACGAGCACAAAATCCGTGTGCATCATTCTCACCATCCATATGATATTTGGTATGCATTACTTCTATCATTAGAAATAATCCTATCAACATCATAGGCATATGCCATAGAGGATGACCAAATACTTCACAAAACTCTTCGTAATACTTACGAAAGGGAGTCTTCTCAGGTGACATCTTTCTTTTGCTTTTCTATGAAAGCACGTAGTTCTGGTCCTTCTTCCCACTCCCAAGTCTCTTCACGACCTTTCTTATCAGTCTTTGTGAAAGATTTTTTTTCTATGCGATCTGGATTGAGTTTCATCATTTTAGATAGGGATGAATGACAAAGATAAGTCTGTACCATTGTCGTTTTCAGTGATAACATTAAATGCTACCGTTATACGAGGTGCATCTGGTTCATCAGGTGGACCATCTGATATAACTTCATGTGGTGTCTTACCTTGTCCTATGTATAATTTACCAACCTCATTTTGTATACGATGTGTCTCTTCTTTACCTTTATAGAATACTGTTGATGTATTCTGAGGATAGATTGAAACATATCCATGTATAGGATAAGAATGGTTATGGTATGCCATTAGGTCATCTACTGAATGAGTATTGACCCAACACTGCATCCATGCTCTACTATTGTTACCAATATAATCTCTAATTGCTGCTCTCATTTGGCAGTACAGGTCATACATTACTGTATTACCAGCAGTACACCCAAATATATTATAGTATCCGTAACACCAAGAGACGTTAGGTCGTTCAGCATTGTGTTCATGTCTAAGTTCAGGATCTTTTTGAGATGGAATGTGGACATTATCTAGTTTCTCTGATACACGACCAGAGATTTCACATAGAGTATTGCATAATTCAATTTGCTTGGTACGACATAATTCTATGTCATACATCTTATACTCTATCAAATTTGAACGCTCCTTTGTTGCTTCCATAGGTGAGTTTTCCATTCTTAAATCCACGATCCCAAGAAAAATAATTATTTTTAGTTAGTCTGCCTTCATAAAAGACATCGGTTCCTTCGTAAACGTAGTCACCTGCTAACTGCCACTCATCACCATGTGGTCTCCACTTAAGGGAATGACCTATAGGTGTCCAGTCTATCTTATGTATGTCAAGAATGACTGTACCGTTGGTATCTTCATGTGCATTAAAGCATCTTTCACGATAGACTACACCATCGTTCTGATACCACTGTTTAGACTTAAGACGACAATCGCCTAATAAGTCCCACTGAATCCATGACCAGACATAACCAGTCGGGTCAGATTGTGCTTGTTGTTTATTACTCCAAACTCCTGCTATTGTGTTGAGGAAGTTTTGGATTCCACCTGTGCCATCCATTCTTTTTTGTGCTCCTCCACTTGTTCAACAATGTCAGTAGGAATAGTTGGTCTCTCAACCAGTGGTACTAACATGACCATCTTACCATTACCTAGGTCAATTCGGAATGGTTGTTGTTGATCATAACATAAATCTGTCACAAACTCCATATTGGAGTACAGACGTTCTATCGGTAAATCTAATGGTTGTTTCATTGTTCAAATTCAACATTCAATTTTGCATCAGATAATGCACCGACCATGTTCCATGCAGTCTCACCAGAGACCATGTTCTCGTCACAAAAATACTGAATAGTATCTTCAAGGATTTCCTTGAGTTCCATTAGTTGTTGTTGGCGTTCCATTGAAAGATCGTTCATAGCGATATTATACCATAGATTTAGTTGAGTTGGATAGATGCTCCAGAAACCTTAACAATTCCCTTAGCAGTAAGAGTCATTGCTAATCCAGCAGTGATAGTCACCGCAGCACTAGCAGTAATATTAGCAGCACCAGCAGCAACGTTTGCCGAGAATACACCAGCAGCGACTGTGAATAAAGCACCACCAGCAGCACAGTTGACTAAGAAAGGACCAACTGTATTAATTGAGAATCTTGGAATAGGATCAGCAGATGGTGCAGGGAATAGTACATAGTCAACAGGACCACCAACTGTACTGAATATACCTGTCTTTGCTTTAGGAATGATGCCTGTAATAGTATTGATGAAATGATACTCCGCAGGGGCAGTCATTGTAATTGAGTTAGCAGCAGATAGTTTTATCTCACCAGCATTAATTTCATATGATGTTGCGTCAATCTTAGTAGTACCCTGTGGACTGATAACCTGTGCTTGAGTTCCACCCTTACCAGCAACAGTAGATCCAATACCCTGTATTTGTATATGTCCTTTAGCATCAACTGATAAGTCAGAACCAATGTTAACCATTGCTTTCTGATTCTTGTTACCACCTTTATTAGGGGCACACTGAGCATTAACAAAGAGACCACCACCAACATCAAGGTGGAAGTCACCTGAACATTTTAATCTTATATCACCATCAACAGTTTCAATCCAATGACCACCTGTGGTTGTTGCTTTATCCTTACCAACATCCATTGTGAAGTTGCCAGGTTCCTGAATGTGAGTAGCGACTAATGGATCTGGTGCTTCTGATTTCTGATCTGGGTTAACTCTGGTTGATTCCTTTGCAGCATCCTCTTCTGACATTCCAGACTCAACAAGAGCTTTATACCTTGTGAGTTGTTTATTGTCTAGTGATACACTATGAACTGTTAGTCCACTAGCAGTCTTAACTACAGTTGCATCACGACCTGGTGTACTTAACTGTAAATTATATGCACCATTAATAAAGTTCTGAGCAGCAGTTAGATATGGTGAAGCATCAGCATATATTGCATCAAAGAGGTTAGACTTACCTCCACCTCCACAAGGACCATACTTCTCTCCTATCTTATCTTTCAATCCATCCAAATCATCTGCTGGACATTGCGTTGATCCTAGTAAAGGATAGAATCCCATTGGATCCTGTGCATTCTTACCTGCTTCTCTTCCACAACCACCAAAGTCAAATAAACTGAATATCAATGAGATTAACTGTCCTATACTTTGTAGGTTAATCTTATTCATATCAGTAGCAGCACTCATAATATCCTTGCCACTTTCCCATGCCTTTGAAAGACTACTGAATCCTTCAGCAACAGATGTTGCTGCTTTAACAAGACTCAATGCTGAAGTAACAACACCTAAACCTTCACGAACTGCACATGTAACTGACTCAATTAACTTCTGCATACCAGCAGTAGCAGCATCAAGAACAGACATAGCTTTCCCGATGATGTTATCAATAATACCATTGATAGCACCCATAGGATTAGAGAGCATACCTCCAATCAATCCATCCAGACCACAAATCTGTCCTAGTAATGCTTGAATAACTGCCTGTACAATCGCTAGAACTACAAATGGAATACCAGTTAATGATGCTATCGTATTAACTATTGCTAAAACTTTACCAGCAATAATAGTAAGTTGCTCTTTAAATGCTGATATAACCTGAGACATAACTGCACCAAGGAATGCCTCTGCTTTATCCAGCAATGCCTCCATGTTAACAACCTTATTCTCTATCACACTAACAAAGTCACCATTCTCATTCTTCATTACCTGTCCAGCAGTGGCAGCAATGTCCTCTACGAGTTGTGTTAACTTATAATCTAATGTTTGCCAAGGACCACCTACACCACTAGCAGCAGGTATTGGTTTACTTGGGAATTTTGGTTTACTTGAGTTAGCAGTAGAACCAGCAACACCAGTTTGGTGTGCTAATCCAGTACCAGGGTTTGCAGCATTAGGTAACTCAGCAGTAGTATTACCTGCTTCTTTAACAGCAGTAGTTGTAGTTGTAAGATGCTTACCACCAACAGTGGACTCACCAATCTTATTAGTAGTAGGGTTGATATTATCTCTGATAAGACCTTCTGAAAATATAAACGAACTCTCCTTGGGATCCATTGACTTGCCTTTATTCTTCCCCATCCTCAGAACACCCATAACAATGGGGAACTGTGCTTCTTCAGCATCAAGGAAGAAACCCATGACAATAGCACCAGGTCTCAGTTGGTGAGAAGACTTTCCTAATCCCTCACAACCTGGTTGGTCTGTTGGTTGAAGTACCTGTGCCCAAGGTAAATCTTTTGTTTCTAAATCTTTTCTAAATCCTGCTTCTGCACCAGTATAATATCCAAGCACACGAACTTTAACCCTACCAATTAATTGAGGATCTCTAGTATCTTCAACCTCACCAATCCACCAGAAAAAACCATCCTTACCTACAAAATCGGACGTTGATTCTCCTATGATGTTATCAACTGTGGCAACCATGAACCTACTTTAATTGTCTCTTATTATTTAGCCACAAAATCAAACGTCACTGTGATACGATCATCAGCATCTTGCTTAGGAAAGAAATGCTGCAAATTAGCAGGAAATATAATCAAATTACCTTCTTTCAATGGTGGTATAAAATTCTCACTAGACCACATTGTTGGTTTCGTTGACTCATAACGAAACGCTGGAACATTACTTTGATAAAATGGATTATTAATTACTAATGGAGTATGTCCTTTATCTTCATCAAACTGTACCATATAATATGCTGTCAGGTACGAGTTAGGATGTATATGAGGTGGAATAATAGTACCAAAGTTAGAAGCATGAGTTTCAGTGTGAATCATATCAACTTCACCCTTCAGACCCATTACTTCCGTAATCATAAACTGTGCTTTCTCTGTCACAAAATCATATAGTTCATCGCACTCATGCATTTTACCCTTAAACATGAATAAAGGATTATCTTTCTCTCTGATGGTTTCATCCCAGTGCTCTTCTAATTGCTCAATAAACTTCTCCTTAATATCGTACTCATCAATGAATACAGGATAAGGGAAGGTTGGTATAATGTTCATTGTGAATTCAATTTCTTAATCAAAGTTTTCGTACGCTTCTTGAGCTGACGAAGACGGGCGGATGCAAGTTTGGACTTGCTGTTCCGACCCATCTTTCTTGGAGTTTCGTGGTTTTTGAGTCTCATCATGAGCCCAGCATACCACTTATTTAGCAATTTGTCAATCGTCGTACACTAAGCACTCTGGTTCATCAGGATGCTGGTCGCAAAATAGTTCTAAACAGTTTGGATCATGGTGATCACCAGCTACAATCTCATCGTGGTGATGCTCTTCATACTCAAGGAGATCATGTAATTCTTCTTTGTAATGGCGACGTGCAGCAGGATTAAGAGTTGGATCATCAAGGAGCTCTTTATCGTGCTCAATATGTTGCTCAATTGTAGTCATGTTGAAAATACCTATGAATACCCTAATATTTATTAAACTTTGATGCTATCTTTGAGTAAATGTAGTGTAGTCTGGGTATTCGTGACTTTGTAAGTGTGTACTACACCACCAATAAGATAGTTCCCACTATACATTTTGTCAAGCTCTACTTTTTTTCCTTTTGCTAACATTCTAGGAATTTCAACCTTTACACCCTCTCCAGCATAGAGTCCAAGATTACCTGGAACCTCAATAACTAACTGAATTGATTCTAATGATTTCTTTCTAACATAATTATATGAAGCAACATCCATATAATCATTTAAGAACTTTCCTTGATATGTACCTGCCTTTTCTGATGCCCACTGAGCAACTGCTTGTGTCTTTGGTTTATCAAATAAATGAGTTGGCAACACCTGATACTTAATTCTCTTAGGTCTATTCAAAAGATCTTTCATAAGACTGTTAGAAGTATCAATAGGCATGTTGCCACCTTTTTCTAAGATGGACATACTCTTAAATATTTTTGTATACTGATAAGTATCAGTTCTAGCAGTAACAAACTTACTCCTAGTTGGTAAGAATGATTCACGTAGAGTAGTTGGATCAATTCCCATGATATATCCAGACCATGCACCCTGTCTAAGTTGCTTTAAAGAATTATATGATGTTGGATATGATACCCTATCAATAAGGAATTGATTCTTTAAAGGATTATCTTCAATACTCTTCTGACCATACACATATGTTGGTTTTTGTTTGTTATCAACTATATCCTCAATCAATTGATCAATACTCTTAAAATGAAATCCTTTAGCATTCTCAAAGAAAACAAATGCACCTTGTGGTGTATCACCAGTAGAACCTGATCTTGTTACCTTAGAAGCAATAAAATTAATAGCATCAAATGGTCTCCAGTTAACAGCAGTATATCTAAATTTCTTAGCCTTCTCAATATATACATTCTTACCAGTGTTTAAACCTTTATTCTCACCATCCTTAAGAATATTTTTGACATGAACCCCACCATCTATAGGTTTCATAGCACCAAATATATTAATAGTTTCATTGTATATGAACTCAGTAGATACTAAATTGATAACGTATGCTTCCTTCTTCTCTTCTCGTAGTCTAGAAGATATTTCATAACATTGAAGAATATATTGATGTTGTACATCACCTGCTTCTAATACAATCTTCCAGTAATCATTACCATGTAGTGTGTTAATAAAATCAGTAGCATCAAACATTGCCATCTCTGCCCTGATGGTAGGACTACTAATACTCTCAACAATTTTTAATTCGGATATAAGTTCAACCAAGTTTTGCTCACCACCTTTTCCCTTACGTGGTGTCTTGGCATCATCTTCTAATAGATATACTTTGAGCGAGGTTTCACCCGCTTGTCTTTTAACCGACATCGCTTGCTCCAAATAGTCCGAACTTAGGTCGGAATTGTATAATTTCTGGTAATTCGTTCATAGGAACGATAACTGTACTACCTCCCTCACCTTGTGCCGCAAGAGCAGCATTAGTAGCATCCTGAGATGATTTAGCAGATACAGAAGTAGCAATAGCAGTTGCTGCTGTTACTGTGGCATCCGCAGTTGCTTTCTTAGCGGCGACTGCTTCAACCTTTGCATTTCCTGTTGTTGCAGTTTGTTGTGAAACTAAGGATTCTGTATTACCAGGAGTTATATTAACAGCATTACTACCTTTATCTCTTGGTACTACAGGTGCAACAGCATCTATCTTACCATATCTAGAAATCAATTGCTGTAATTTTGAAGCATAGGCAGGATCAGTAGCATATCCCTCAGAACTAAGCATTGATGCTGCTGCCATAGCATTCTGAGCATTATTAACACCTTTATATCCTTTATAATCTTTATACCATTGAGTAACTAGATGATCAATTGATGCTTGAGGTGATGAAAAACTCTTAAATGCTGCCTCAGTATTAACTGACTTACCATCTATAACCTCTGTAGTCTTAGAAACAGTAGATGCTTCATTTGGAGTTGCTTTAATACCAAAGAAATTATTCTTAGCACCTACTGCACGACCCCAATCAGATTCTAAAGCAAACTGTGCAGCAACTACATTAGGATACTTAGCACCTGCTTTCTCTGCCATACCTTTAACCTTTGCCCACTTCTCTTCATTAGTTCCTTCAATCAGACCACCTTCAGAGAAACTTGGCATATTCTTAGTATTGTATATACCACCCAGATCAAATCCCATACCACCTGCTTCTAACATACGTTGTGATGTTAAACCAGGATTAGACTTAGTTGCTGGAGTGTTAAATGGTACTACAAATCCACCACCAGCAAATTTCTGTGCGTTAACCTTACCACCTTCTGCTTTAGTTGCAACATACTCAGTTCCATGACCAATAAAGTCAATACCCTTACCAGTTAAAGATACAGGATAACCTGACATTGGACCTGAGATCCATCCACCTTTAGAGAATCCCTTCTCTTCCATCATCGTATTAAATTGTTGCTTTTCTAAGTCAGTTCTATCTCCTCTTGCAGTGACTTCAGGTACTCCACCTTCTTGAGTTTCTTCACTACCACCACTCATAGCACTAGTTACTGCCATTGCTGTAAGAGCAGTAGCACCAGTCATAACAAGTCCTTTAACTAATCCTCCTCTTCCTCCAAATTTACGCATTTTCATGCGTTTCATACCTTTAACTAGATTTGTGTATAGTGTTTTAAGCACCCAGATAAAGTCCTTTGCTAATTTCAACGGATTTCTTAACCACCTGAGTGCAAGTAATCCTGCCCCCAGTGCAACGAAAAATTGACCAAACCCTTTTATCTTCTCCCACCAACTTGCGTTCGGATCAAACATCTTAGCAATGCCATCCAGCATGTTGCCAACTACACCTCCAACAAATTTCATCAGGAACTTCGTGAATGCCATCATTCCGTTCCAGATTTTCTCTATTTTTTCAATGTTTTTGGGATCTGCAAACCACTTAAGTATAGCACGACCTATGAATGCTTTGAACAACCATCCACCCAATTTAGCAAGAGATTCAAAGAATCCTGCTACAACAGGTTTAATAAAATCTTGAAAACCAGACTTTTTCTTTTTCTTAGGGGTTAAATTATCAGTAGGATCTGGTTCTAATGCAGATTGTGCTAAGTCATCTATAAGTTCATTCTGAGCACCATGAGCATTTATCATGGACTCTTTCATCTCCTTCATTATAACAGCAAAACTGTTAAATGTGGCACCTAAACTATTAATACCTTTAACTGTCTTCTGAGCAATAATGTCGCCAGCAACTACACCCTCACTCTCAGTCATCACAGAGGTACGAGGGTTAACAAACTTGTAAAACCTTATTTTAGTACTACTTCCGTCTTTTTGCTTTTTCATTCAATATATGCGGCGAGTTTTCTCTTAAAGATAACCGTAGGAACCTTCCCTTGGCTATTTATAGTCACTGTTTTACTTACTGGAAGCATGACAGGAACTGGTCCACTACCAGATTCTTCCACATCAGCAGTTGCACTATCAAGTGCTGCTTGAGATGATACATCTTTAACTGATTCCTCCTCAGCAGGAGCATTAGCATAATTGGAGAAGACATCTTCATGTCCTGCACCATCAGCATGAGCAAGAGCCTCAGAATTACTATCGGATCCATCTCTATGTTTAAGATATTCCTCACTCTGGAACTCATCAGGCATTACCTTACCTAAGAGATTCTTCTTAGGTTGAGGTGTTACATTACCACCTGGTTCTGCTTTTGCTTCTTCACCACCACCAAAGAATGAACTAGCAATATGCTTAGCCATAAAGATGGGGTTGAACAATTGATCTAAAGCAGGTATACCCTTAACTTCACCATCATCATCTACAAGACCCTTCATTCCAACAAATTTGAATGCAGATCCAAACATTTGAGGAATACTAAAGTCAAGTTCGTTCTCTAATATACTCCTTACACTTTCTGTACCAACACCAGCAGGGTTCTTCCAAGTCTTCCATTCTTTCTTAGTTCTTGGAATAACTTTTGGATTAAGTAACCAACCCATCTTCAACTTATCAAAGATGCCAGTTATCATTGTCCCAATGTTACCAGTTGGGAACTTACGTTTAGGGAAGTTATCTACAAATCTCTTAGTTCCTTTCTTAAAGAACTCAGCAATACCAGTACCCGCTTTCTTCAGTAGATTCATTAATCCACCACCAAATAACCAAGTGATGATTGCTTTACCTATCTTACCTGCACCAGTTACAAGACCCATTAAAGATTCTTTTAACTTAGCACCAGCAGCTTTCCATCCCTTACCCATGAATCCTTCATAAAGTAAGTCTGCTGTAAATATACCAACAGCTTCACCAAGCATAGTACCCAATACTGGAACAGGTATAAATGAACCAATAACACCACCTAATGCAGCACCTAATCCTCTAAAGAGTGCCTTACCTAATGGTTCACCTGCCAATAATGATGCAACAACTGTTATAAGAGAACCAATGATAGGAATTCTACCAAATATACCTTTAATTGCTTTAACTGCACCCTTGCCTAGGAACTTAGTACCAATTCTAGTAACAGTCTTGCCTACTGGACCTTTTATTAACTGACTACCTGGTTTAACTGTCTTACCACCTAATCCACCTGGTCCTTTAATCTGTTTAGCAAACCTAGTCTTAGCAGCTTGATTACCAAATCTCCTCTGATATCTTAATCTCGTTGCTTTTGAAGTATTCCTAGTATTAATCCTTCTTCTAGTATTATTCTGTGTCCTTGTCCTACGATTCCTACTCCTTTGATTTTGATTCTGATTATTTCTCCGATGTTCTTGCTGCCTCATGTCCATCAAATTCATGATGTCATTAATGAGGGAGAACGGATTGAGTAAGTATCCTAATCCTTTAAGTGCTACTATACCTAAAAGTAGTGATCCCACTCCTTTTATTAAATCCCAAACACCACCTAACTTACCATTCTTTATCTTACCTATTCCACCAAAAATACCTGCTAAACCATCTAATATTCCACCAATAGCAAATTGTGCCCATTTCATTATGAACTTACCGACCCTTCCTAGGGTCTCAATTATACTGACTAACTTCTCTCTATTCCCCTCATCTGCAATCCACTTCAATAGACCACGAACAAGTGTAGTTCTAGTAATCCATGCAATTACATTTTCAAAAGGTTTTAAAAATTTACCTAACCACTCAAAAATACCACCCTTCTTCTTATCTTGTTTCTTGATGGCATCATCAGCACCACCAGTGATCTCTTGTTTTTGTTCACCGCCCTCAGCTTCTTCCTCTGCCTTTTTATCTTTTGTAAGATGAAGACTCTCTTTAAGATCTTGATGCATTGCATGGATCATGTCCTTGCGACCATCTAAATGGTCACGCATGTCAGCAGCAATGTGTCCAACAGATTCAAAAACAGCACCAAGACGATTTACTGACATACAAACCTTTGCCGCAGAAATACGTATCCCACGTGATCTGGCAGTAGAAAGTTTTATCGGCGATCTAAACGACGATGCGACTATTCTGTAAGGTTTGACTTTGGATGATGCCATTTAGCGTTTTGCCTGTTGTTCTTTATGTCGTTTCTCTTCTTCCTTCAAATGTTCTATCAGAAGACTAACATAGATCTCTTTCTCCCAAGGCATAATATTATCAAGATATTCAGGAGACCATTTATGATGATGCATTAATGCAAAATTGGTCTCATAATATACTTTCAAATTCGTATGAAGCAGGGCTAACCGAAAAAAGCTGCTAGTCCCTCAAGTGTTACTGTATGCTTTTTCTTAGTCTTAGGGTTAGTAAACTTAACGTCATACTTTAATTTTGGCATAGTTTCAAAGAACTCTTGAACCTGCTGAAACTGTTGAGTATTCATCTGTTCAATGAACTCAATCAACTCAGTCTTAGAAGATTCTTTTGCCTCATAAACTTCCTCACCTTCAAAAATCTGCACGATACAATCAGCAGCCATTTCAAAAATGTTCTCAACCTGATTCTCCTCAGAGAAATTATTCTTGATGAACATCTCCATACTTGGATATTTCATAACCAAACCAACTTCAGGAGTTAGTTTCAACTCACTGGTATGTTTTGGATCAGTTACACATTCAATCTGATCTAATGGTATATTTACCTTGACCTGAGTTTCCTCATCATCAGGGCATGTCATCATAACATCAACGGTTTCACCCACTGACTTAGAACGAATCTGTAAAAACAAATATTCAATATCAAAGGTTGCTAGATCCTTTACATTGGTAAGATTAGTACAACTTTCAATTAAGTTAGTAATAGTCTCTGCCATCTGCTCTTGATCTTCAGATTCCATTGCTAAGAGGAGCATTTTCTCTTCTTTCACAAGGAATGGACGATATTTTACCTTGACACCATTTGACGGAAGATTCAAAGAGTATCTAGGTACATTTAACTTAGGTAATGCCATAGAAATTCACTTCATTAATCTTATTTAGGCAACTCCCGACATAGTTCCTGCAAGGTCATTAGCACCTAAACTACCATCATGTAAACCAACTGTTCCAGGTGGTGTAGCATCTGGAGTATAATCAAACCTAGGAGTTGATAATGAATTTAAATCAAAGTTTGTATTCTTAAAGAATTCTGCATACTCATTACCGCCTAATATATTCTTAGTCCAGTCACTTGCTTTCTGATTTAAAGAATTGAGGAAGTTTTGAATAGGATCCTTACTCTGTTCTTCCCAATCAGCAAGTTGTACATGTAGAGGATTAACAAAGTATCTAAAACGACTATACTGGAACTGTACAGTAAATTGACTTAAACCAGCAGGACCATTTTGTAATTGAACTTGTCCTAGGTTATATGGATATATCTGTTTAATTGCCCAACAACCAGTAATAGTATTCTCGCTATAGGTTGCTTTTCTAGTAGTTCCTTGTTCTTTTAACTTTGCTGCCTGTTCTGCCATTAACATATCTTGAGAGTGGGTTATTTTCTTACCACCACCTCTTTCAAACTTATAGATGTTGAGATCTGTTGTATAATAATCAAAATAATCAGCATACTGCTCTGCATCATTAGTAATAAGATTCATCCACCTTTCAAAGAATACATAGGATCTTGTACTTCTGGGCATAAGGAACGTGATAGCAAGTTCACTATGAGTTTGACCAGTAGCATACTTATATGCAGAACCTATATTATTAACAGTTGCCGTAGTTAAGTTTCTGCTAGGAGTAGATACCTCCGATGCCATTGAACTTAACATGAACTGTAAAGCATCCGATGTCCTACCACCAGGTGTTAACCTTTCATCATATCTTTCCCGTAATACTCTAGGAGAACCAAATTGAACCCCGTATAGATTATTTAAAGAAGGTGTAGTACTCTTCTTCTTTAATAAATGGGTACGGAACTCCTGAAAACTATTGTCTTGAGTTCTTCTATCTTTAAAGGTTATTCGTGACATTATACTTTCAGTTCTTTTTCAGTGATTAACATAAACTTCAAACCAGTTTGTTTACAGAATTTCTCCGCTGCTGTCCACTTTGCTTTATTAACAGCATAAGTAAAGACTTCATTAATATATGCCTTAGTGACTTTCTTCTGGGTCTTTGGTTCTTTAGTTTGTCTAAATGGTTTCACTTCTACTATATATTTCTTACCAGCTATTTCAACGTAAAAATCAGGAAAGTACCTGTGTTTCTTACCGTCAACTGGTGAAGTATATGGTATTGCAATCTCTTCACTACCCCATTTTGTAACTGATGGTGTGTAATCACACCACTTCATAAACTTATATTCCCAACTGGATCTATAGACTATATTAGATGTATCTCCAACATATTTGTTGGGTAATTTTGGTCTATACTTCCCTTTGGCATATTTTCGCATAAATATAATTGGACCATTACATGTATTTATAGTGGCGAGTAGCACAATAACATATCCGAGTAGATTACCATATGTTCCTCAAGGGCCAAATTCATCTGATGACTTTGAACCAGTGGAAGCAGATTATGTGAAATTCTCTAGATATTCATTCAATAGTGGTGGTGGAAATAATTACTTCAATGTTCCTAATAATAGGAGCAAGGCAGGAAAGACACATGTAAGGTCAGCATACATTGCTATGCCAAGTTCATTACAAGTATCTTATGGTGCTAATTATCAACAAGCAAACCTAGGTGCAGCAGGTATGGCTGCTACTGGTGCATTTAATGGTAGAAACAGTGAAGAAGTTGTATCAAACTTACAAAAAGCAGCACAATCAGGTTTACCAGAAGCAGCATTTAATACTTTAGCACAAGGTATTCAAGGTATTGGTGGTGTATTAGGATTAAACACTTCAGGTATTGATGCAAATGTCTTAACTGCTATTGGTGCAGGTAAGGTAATGAACCCATACTCTGAGCAGGTGTTCCAAGGTGTTGGATTTAGAACCCACTCCTTTGATTTTAAAATGCTTGCTAGAAATGAAGAAGAAGCAAAAGCAATCCAAGACATATTAGAAATGTTTAAAGTTGGTATGTTACCAGCATATTCAAGTGGTGATAAAGGTGGTGGAAGTCTTGGTGATATGTTATCTAAAACTGGTGGTGCTAGTAGGAGATGGTTGACTGTTCCTGATAAGTTCTTAATTCAATTCATGAGAATGAGAGAAGGTTCACTGTATGCAGCAAACCTAGATCATTTTAAAATTGACTTCTGTGTACTAACTGGAATGCAAGTAAATTATGCACCAGATGGTCAATATGTTGCTATCAAGAGTCACAGACTCAGAAGGATGTACAAAGATATCAACAGGGATGCACTCCGTAATACAGATGCTAAGAATCTAGAAAGGGGTAAAGCACCTAATATGGTATATGTTCCAGCAGTTACTGCTACTCTGAATTTTACAGAAACATCTATCATTACTCAAGAAAAAGCAGTAGTGGGGTACTAATGGCTGGTTATTTTTCATATTTACCGAATATCTACGTTGGTACTGGTACTACATCAGATACTAAGCAAGAATATCAGGTTGTTAAGAATATATTCCGTAGGGTAAAGGCAAGAGAGGATCTTGCTAAATTTACTGAGTTCTTTGAACAGTATGAGATCCAAGATGGTCAAATGCCATTTCAAATCGCTCAAGACTTCTATGGAGATGATGAACTTGACTGGGTTGTACTATTAACCAATAATATAACTGATCAGGCAGAACATTGGCCAAAAAGTAGAAGAGAACTAGAATATTACTGTAATGAGAAATATAACAGTCTTGATGCAGTTCATCACTATGAAACTATTGAGAAGAAGTGGAAGGATATCGTTATATTAGAAGGTGGTACTATAGTAGATTCTACATTCACTTTTAAAAATCCTGATGGTATAGTCTTTACTGGATCAAATATACGTGAACCAATTAGTAACTGGGAATATGAATATTATGAAAATGAGAAAAAACGTCAAATATACATTGCTCAACCTCAAGCACTAGAATCCTTCATTGAAGAATTTGAAGAATTGATAGGATATGCACCTAGTGATGAATTAGATGAAAATGGTGTTAAGAAGACTGAACTATCAATTGCTGAGAGATTCCTTGGAACTAGCACTGGTGGTGGTATTGGTCGTCAATATAGTTCTACTTACACTGGAACTGGTAGAACAGTTTCAACATTAGTTGCAGAAGCAGTAGCAGAAGCAATGGGAGTGGGAGTCACTACTGAAACTACAATACAAGCAGACGCAAGTACAGGACAACAAGCAGCAGAAGGAAGTTACTAAAAACCTAAACACAAGAAAAAACCCCCGCGAAAATTGCGAGGGTTTTTTTGTATCTGAAGTTAGTTTTGGTTTATCCTCCGTCTATATCACATCCAACTACACTACCAAGGACGATACCAGTGGGAATTGCCCACCATCTACCTTCTCCTCGTGATAATGCAGCACCGAGTCCACCTCCTGCAATCCCACCTAGTACTGATCCCTCAATACATTCGTTACCATCAGGTGATGGTTCTCTTGGTGTTGGTGCAGGTCTTACTGGTGTATGGTGATGGTGGTGTGTATGTCGTCTTTTAGACTCAATACATGACCACATTGGTTCTCTTGCGAAATCCTCCATCTTTGTACCATCACTCCATGATGTTACATCAACACGCTGTTTTGTACAGGTGTGACGATCATAGTCATTATAATAGTGCCATCTCCCAATCACATAAGGTTCATTATAATGATAATGGTGTGCCTCTGCTGGCATACCTGCTAAGAGAGTGCTACCACTCAGTAAGATGTGAAGTAACTTCATTTTAGTCTTCAGATGCTAATGATGCGAAGTAAGACATTACATCCTCTTCATCCTTTGCTGGAGCAGGTGATACAGATTTATTTCTAAATTCTGAAACCTCTTGACCCCAGTTAGTCTCCTCTGTCTCTAGTTCTTCAGTCTCAAGATCACGACGGACTGGAGCAGGTTTAGTGTTTAAAACCATGTTTAAACGCTCACTCAACTCCTCAAAAGTCTTGAAGTTTGAAGGATCTGTGAATGCAGTGAGCGAATGCTCTTGCTTCCATAGTACCTCAATGGCATCATCATCACCACCAGCAAGGGGTGTTGGTGCTGCGAACTCAGACTTATCATAGTTCCAGAAACCATCCTTAAGTACAATCTTCAATTTGAAGTCTGCACCTTCCCAAGGGTCAAAGACGTTTACTGGAGTCTCATCATCAAACTGTGGCTGCATCGCTTCTATGATCTTATCAAAGATCTTCTTACCAAATTTGTAAAGGAATACTTTACCTTCGTTGTCAGGATTAACTGAATCCTTAACGACTAGGATATTGCTGTAGTAAGAAAGCTTACGCTTCTGCTTACGAGCGATGTCCTTATTTGCTTCAGAACCAGAGTTCCATAGTTGACGGTTGAGTTCTCCGACAGGATCCTTTTTGTTAAGGGTTGTTAGAGAGTTCTCAATGTACCATCCACCTGCACCTTGGAAAGCGTGAGACCAGATCTTTGCAAACGGTAGATCCTCACCGTTAGGTGCTGGTAGAAAACGGATTACTGCGTAACCATTACCTGACTTATCAAGTTGTGGTTTCCACAGACGTTCATCTGCACCTGCTTTTGACTTTTCTGGACTAGATATCTTATCTATCTCTTGTGTCAGTCTAGCGAAATTGCTTGCACTGGACTTCTTTAGAGCTTTGATTGACATACGTATTCTCCGTATTAAATTGTATTTGGTTGTATGGGGTGGGAGATTGGATTAATGTATACCAATAAGTGAGGGGCATTGCTACATTAGTAGATTTTTACCTCACTGTCTGAGACCCGACTGGTATGTCGGTTCTTCCGAAGAAGCAGCACCACCTGTGTCTCATCACCTTAACTAGCCTTATGCCAGCAAGTTTGTTCAGTCACTCCCATGTCAGGTAGCTAACCTAACATAGTATATATTATAGCACACTACCTAGGATGTGGCAACTCCCAGTCGTAATTTCTTCTCCAAGGGGGTACGGTAGTTTCTGAGGACAGTTGGAAGTTGATAGAAGCAGTTGTTCTATGCTCACCTGACTCGTTCATGAAAGGCATAACAAAGTGTACCAAGTTAGCAGGAAAGATTAAAAGTAGACCTGTAACAGGTTTACCAATTACAAACTCACTACATGAGAATGGTGCTGCATTACCACATAAGAAGGTTGTTAGACCATTATTCTGCCAAGGTGTTTCACCACTGTACAGAGATCCCATCTTATCAGGTAACTCTAAGTATAGCACAGAACTTAAGTCTGAATTATGTACATGTGGAGGATTAAAATCTGGACCTGGCTTAGTAAAGTTGACCCAAGCACTAGTAATTCTACATTCAGCATTAGCAGGAGAAGTGTCAAGACCTTGTTCCTTCATCTGTCTATGCCTCATCACATTATATGCAAATGGGGTTGAAGGACCAATACGTCCAGCAGCACTACATTCTTCAAGATACTGCTCAACATTCCAAAGTAATACTTTCTCTAGTTTTTCTTTTACAAATTCACTTGTTAACCACACCTCTCTAGCGAGTTGACCTACCAAACCCTTCTTGGCATCATCTCTCTGTTCTTGTCTAGCATGTTCTAATATATCTTGCACTAACTGTTCTTCCAGTCTATTAGCATAGATTCCTGGTCCAAATGGGAAAATAGTATTCCCAACAGCAGCGGCTTTTTGTTGCATCATCTGATTTTTTCTTCAGCTTTCACTAGGGTTTCAAACATCTTATCAAAACAGTCTAGCAAGTCACGATAACCAAAGGTTTGTGCCATTGCAGTGATCCTAATCTTAAGATCAGCAGCTTCCTCATCCTCAGAAGCAGCTAATGATAATCTAGTAAAGAAGATCTTCTGCTTTTCTATTAATGCTTTCGTCTTATCTATATGCTCAAGACGTTTAGGTTTTGTAAGATATTTTAACCTATCAGTTGCCGTAGCGAGTGTGTGATAGTTTTCAAATATACTTCGTATTTCTGCTTGAACCTCATCAGATTCAAAAAATTTACTCATTAGGATTCTCCGTGTGTGCGAAACTTCCAGCAATTATAGATCTTCCTTTACACTTATTCTCTGGTACTGAATGGTCTAACCAAGCAGGGAATACAACAAGCATACCTTCTCTTGGATGTATCTCTGCCTTAGAATGATCAAATATCATAGGTGCAGAACCTTCAGGAGTATTAACATAATAACAGAATGACCAATTATTTGGTATGTGATTATGGGTCTCTTGAAAGTCTCCCTCATTATACAGTTGACCCCATACATCAGTCAACTTCATCTCATAGGATCCACAATTATCATTAGCAATACTTAGTGCAACCTCAGCAATATGTTTAAACTCTTTTATGTGGGATGAATCCCAAGGTGACATCTGATATTTCTGACGAGAGTTCCATTCATCGTCTCCAAAATCAGGTGGATTTACATTCTTAACAATGATATCATGTAACTTAGGATCAACTGGGTATGTGTCCAGTATCACCTCTGTTGCTTGATAAACTTGCATGATAGGATTATATAGGTAGAACCCCACGAGAGGTACGCTTCATATAGTTCAGTTGTTGAGCATCATTCTTAACCTTTTCTTTCAATGGTTTTGAAAGTAGTTTAGGTACAGATTCTATCTCAATTTCATTATCATCACAGAAACAAACAATTGCCTCTATGTAATTGACTGCTCCATGTGATTCCTTAACCATATTCTCAATTTTCTCTGAGAACTTAGTAGGAGTCATAAAAGGTTTATCATCCTTCTTAGTGCTCTTTGAGGGCATTGAATTCTTCCTTGTAAGATTTAAGTAGTTGTAGATAGTCATCAAGATTGTACTTCTGAAAAAGTTGAACAGAACCTTCTTCTGTGGAAATGAGTGTGACAATTTTCTTTACTCCAATGCCTGTACGCTCTAAAAACATAGCAGCATAGGCAGACTCTTGAACAAAATAATTTTCAATCCAGTTCTCTTGTTTCTCCTTAGTTGATGTCTTAAAATCAATTACAGCAAGTTCACCCTCATACTCAGCAATGCAGTCTACACGACCAGCAAGACCAAATAGGTGACTAAACAATGGAGTTTCTAATGCATGGATGTTTTGTATTTTATTTAAAGTTGTCTTAGCTACTTTGAATAGTTGTAGAGCTAAAGGGTCTTTAGAATAATTCTGCTCATTCAGAGTGCCACGAAGGTACTCTTCTATTATAGCATGAAATGCGTTACCACGCGACGTTGCCCTTGCTGATATTCTATTCGCTTGATCATCACCGACTCTCTTACGCCACTCTGCAATAGATTTGCGTGAACGAATGCCAGTAACAGTTGTAACTGAGGGATATTCTGCCTCAGCAGATGGGAACTTATAATAACGTTCGCCGTCCTTTTGGATGACGATGGGTTCCTCCATTTCTAAAGGAACTGTCACAAAATTAAACATTAAGCAGCCCAACCGTGGATATTTATGTTAAACGATACACTGATTCTATCCTGCCTTGAGAAGTTAGGATAAACACCGTGATACATTTCAGATGGGAATAGGAATAAATCTCCTTTCTCAGGCATAACCTCAAAGAGAGGACCATACTCAGGATTTCTATCACCACACAATGCTTCTATTTGAAACGATTGCATTTGGCGACGTTGAAAGTATAATGCACCAGAATGTTCTGGAACTTGTACATAATATATGCCAGAGAAATGTGTCTCAGGGTGGTTATGAGGTTTGTTATAATGACCTCTACCATTGATATTAACCCAGAGTCCTCCACCAGCATACTTTAGAGCAGGTTTGCTACAACCCAAGTGATCCATGAACTTGTTAAGATGTTCTTCAACATAATTAAACAGTGGTTCAAATTTTTCTAAATTCTTTGGATTAGTAGGTGATTGATAACCACCAACATTACTGAACTGATTTGATTCTTGATGAAGAATTCTTGTGTTTATAACAAGTGCTTGATCCACAATCTCTTTTCCACCATCATTAACATGGTAGATAGGATCATAGAACAACTGCATGTAATTGCCATCAGCAGGTAATTTCATACCTGTGTGTGCATCTTTAGCCATAACCTAAATTCAATTTGTTAATGATGTACGAACGTACTAGACCAGAACGCACGATGTCTTCAATGCCAAACTCAACAATTGAACATTCGTCCATGTTACCGAGGATCCGCATGAAGTCCATTATACCATTCTTTTCGTTTTCTCGCACGAGATCCGATTGAGAGATGTCTCCACAGAACATAATCTTGGAGTTGTCCCCTATTCTAGTTATCATACTATCTAGCTCGTGAAAATTCAGGTTGCTAAACTCATCTACAATAACGATAGCAGAATCAAATGTGACTCCACGAATGAATGAGGTTGACCAGAAAGAGATAGTCTCTTGTGCTTTAAGATTATCATAAAGCATTTCAAAACTATTATCATCAGGCATTTTGAACATATACCTTACCATGTTCTTATAAGGAACTTGGTATAAGTATGACTTGTCCTCATGGTCTCCTGGTAAGAAACCAATCTCTCTAGTAGGTACTAGAGACCTAACAATGTATATCTTATCATATGGAGTGTCAGGATTCAAGACCTCTTTGAGTGCATTATACAATACAATGAATGTCTTACCAGTTCCAGCAGCACCATGAAGCACGAGATTCTTACCCTTAACATACTCATCAAAAACAGTTTTCTGATTATCTGTTAGAGGTTCAATCTTACTAAGATATGAATCATCTATTGGTTTTCTACGTTTCATCTGCTTAGGAGTCATATGACTTACCCCATTGCCGTTAGATTTTTTACGTGCTCTTGGCATTAAAACTCTCTCGCTCCATCAGGTAGGTATTCTTTAAGACTGCTTTGGATGCCTTTATTGCCACTAAAATTATAGTGTTGTTTAGCAACATCTGCCATCTGTTTGTCTTTAGCAAGAATTCCATCTATACTACCACAAGACCAGTTAACTTGTTGTTTGACGTGAGGATTCTCTTTCAGAAACTTTTCACGACCAGCAAGTGTCTGAAATTCCTCCCAGATTTTACCAGTCTCAGTATCTTTGTACTTGTAAATAGGCATTAGGTAAATCGTGATAGATTTGCTGTTGGATGTGCATCTTGGACTTTAGACATTACTTCTTTAAATCCATCATCCATTTTAGGAGTACCGTAAGTTACACCGCCAGTACCTGCTGACCAATCTTTATCCCATTCGGGATTGTCCTTTCTCCACTGATCGTACTCCTTCATAGTCATAGAGATTTCTTTTTTCTCTTGAGTAGTTTTATTTATTACTGGGTATGTGGGCATGATTAGTTTAAGTCGTACAGTTATTTAGAAGTAATTTAAATGTTGTGGTACTACCTTTGGTACGATGATATTACCTTGAGGGTTACCTGATAAGGTTTCTCTAGCACCAAAGAAATTTATAAAGGTAATACGCATATCATCTTTATGAACTCCTGGTATAATTCTACAAGAATGATAGAGACTACCAGGAAATATTGTCATGGTATTATACTGATCTAGTATAGTATCACACTCTTCCCAATGCTCATCATCCCACCAACTATCAGCATGTTCCATACCATTATATAAGTCATCAGTCTTCTTTTTATAGAACGTAGTACCCGCACCCATATGATTATGTGGGTTAAGATAAACCATAATATTATATCCAGCATCTAAATGAGGCCAAAAGTATGGTTTAGGTGGAGTCTCTATTTCATAGAACTGATTAAAGGTTCTCCAGTTAAACATTAACTGAGGATCCATTCTAGATCTGAATATCTTTGCTAACTCTTGATATAATAGTATCTCAGCATCTTTTGGTTCACTTACTCTTTCAAGATATGCTTTAGCATCATAAAAACTCTTACCGTTCTGATACTCTTTACAAATACTCTTTTCTATCTGTTGTTCTTCTAAACGATGATCCTTTAAAGGACATGTAGAGATATAATCACGAACACGATCAGGATACTTAAAAAAGTTATTGACGAAAGCACACATCTCACCTTGAATAAAAGTGATTTCTATGTCAAACGTATCACTCGCATCAAAATCATGTTCACTAAAGAATTTTTTTGTCATGACGAACTAGGTAAGTTTTCTTTGCTACCATCACCAAAATAATTAATACCAGTTATTCTTGGATGTTGAGTATGTACACCATTAATAATTCTCATAGCATGCCATATTCTACCATGAAATATACAAAGAGTATTGTAACTATCTAGGATGGTTCCAATCTCCTCATAATCATCGGTTCCCCACCAACTATCAACATGTTCTTGTCCACGAGTCTTATCACTAACCTTCTTATATAAGGTAGTACCAGCACCCATATGGTTATGTGGATTTAAGAAAACTAATAGATTAAAACCACCATCAGTATGTGGCCAAAAATATGGTTTATCTGGTGGATGATCATTGACTGATAAGAATTGATTGAATGCTCTCCATTTGAGGAATGATCCAGTGTTATCTAGTTCAGTATCATATAATTTTGCTAGAGTATCATACAATCTACACTCAGTAGGTGAAGGACCACGACATCTTTCAACATAGAACTTACCATCATAATAATCTTTACCACATAGGTACTCAGTACCATGTGATCCTCTTAACTGAATATCAGGTAATCGCTGATCTTTAATCGGTATAGCACCAACATAAGCACGAACACGATCAGGATACTTGTAGAAATTATCTACAAAAGTAACCATCTCACCACCAATAAAAGTGACATCTAAGTCAAACTGATCATTAACAGCAAAATCTTCTTCAGTGAAGAATTCCATCAATCAATTCGCAAACATGGTTGGGTATCACCCCAGTATTCTTCTTCTTTACACTCACAAGGAGTTTCACACCATCCTAATGCTTCAGCAGTAGAAGGGAACTGACAAACAAAATGTCTCTTACATAGGTTAGCAATTTCTAGGTGCTCTAACTGAGTACCATGTGCTCCTCTTAAATTAATATAATGTATCCAACTACGAACACTACCTGTCATATAGATCTTAGTAGGTGTAGAAAGTGGTAGTACAAAACGAGCACACTCCTTAGCGATACCATCATTTAACATTCTATTATATAAGTCAATAGAATTTTTGAAATGATCCTTTATAAGAATATCATACTTCTGAGTTATATAAGGATCTACATCATCAATACTATTCTGACGATTCTTAAGATCCTGTCTACGTAATCTTGGTGGTGGTATCTCGTCACTTAACAATTTAGTGTCAGCATATCTTTGACTAAATTCTTGAAATGTAAATGATCTATGACGTAATATCTGTGCAGCAATACCTCTATTTGTCTCAATCTGTAGAGTCATATGTGCCTGTTCAAAAATTGACCAGTGCCCATGCTTGATACAATATTTTAGTAGACCTGCTACTTTAGGATTATCTTGATTATTTGGATTTGATACTCGTGCAATATAACCAATAGTCTTCTCCGCATCGGGAGTGACTGAAATCATACAAACTTTACTCATGATTTAAATAATATGCGGGTAATCCAACAAAGAACAAACGACTGTAAGTAAGTAATAGTCGCTAATCCAAATAGACCTGGTACTAACCAGTTCCATAACCACACAAGAATGAGTGGTTCTATAAACAATTTATACGTATACTTGAGGACTATCTTTCCTCTTTCAATGTCTTCGTCTTTTTCCTTTTTTTCCTTTAACGCTTCTTGCTCTTCAAGATTCTTTTCTTCAAGAGCACGTTTAGGATCAAAGTAGACTGAAGAAGGTTTACTCATCGTCTTGTTGAAGGTCACGTCTCTTACGTTTCTTAGGTGGTGCAGGTTGTTCTTTAGGAGCACCAGGTGGATGCCAAGTCTTTGGATTTGCTCTTCCTTCAGACTGTTTGATAGTCTTTAATCCTTTCTTGAACTTGTCATAGTAATGATCAAAGACATCTGCCTGTTTATTAGTAATTACTAAATCATGCAATAAAACACCACCCTCATCCTCATACTCAACGAGATATGAATTTGTAGGTAGTGTCTTATCTTGTGCCGCAGTCGGATCACATTTAGCATTGAAAATAGTGAAGCTCAACCTCTTTCACCCCATTCTATTTGTGGAAATGCTTCTGATACTACTGCTTTAGTAATACGATATTTTTTCTGAAGTTTCTTATCTTTAACAAGACAAATAACTTCAGCTTCAGACTGATGAAGTCCTTCAAGCAACTGAACGAACAGAGTCTCTCGTTTTAAATTAGGAAGACTATCATGTCCACCTTTAACGAAACGGAAAAGGTTTCTATACTCTTTCGCTAAACGAGTATGCTCAGTTCCAGCAGGTGCATCATTTGGGGTGTATGGAACCTCCCCTTCAGGAATCATACTTTTAACACTTTCATCATAATTCCAAATAAGAATAGAACGAAGTGCTTGAGTGTTATAAGATCTAAGTAGATCAATCTTTTCTGCTTTGGTTTTTGCGTTAGATACTTTTTTGAGCACCTCACTAATAAGCAAAGCATTTGCATCAACTACTTTAACCATGATTAATTACTCCTCGTCATCAATGTCATCAGTGTCATTTTTAAATCTCATGTATAAAAGTTCATCGTGGATGATGTTACCATCTACGTCAGTCATCTCAGGGTGGATAACTGCTTTAGTATACGCTGCGTTCTCAATGTAGTCCTCAACGTATCCTTTAGCTAGCCAACTAGTGACTAACCCTAGTATGAATGCACCAATTGTTAGCAATACAAACATTGCAATCATCATAGCATCCTCCCATATGGCAGAAGTATTTAGGGTTAGATTATAGCGTTCTTTCTGAGATAGGTGACAGCCTCGGAACAACCTCCTAGATTTTCACCGTTCATTACAACTTGAGGAAAGGTAGTTCCATTCCCAAACTGCTGGTAAAACGCTTCACGATCAAAGTGTTCTCCGAGTTTGTACTCACGGAAGTTTAATCCTCTTCCAGACAGTACCGTCTTAATTCTATCACAGTAAGGGCAACCATCCCTTGAATATACAGTGAAATTCTTCTGATCCATGCTTGTATGGGTTAAAGGATTATTTATTCCAGAAAGATTATAGCACTATTCTGGAGCACCGTCAAGTTTTGCTTTTTTCTCTGCTTTCAACCTCTTTCTGATTGCCTTTGCATAGGCAACATCTTGTTTACTATACCAATCAGGATGTTTCTTTGCCCTCTTTATTATCTTTTTCGCCGCTTTGCTGTCCTTCATTTATGTTTTTGATATGAAATAGATTGCTGCGATAAAACTTCTGGTTCTTCTTTACCTTACGTACAAACTCACGTTGTCCCATTTCTTTACGTTTCTTGAAGAGTTTATTCAATGACTCCAATTCACCTAAAGTACGTCTCATCTCCGATTCAGATTTCTTCTGACGGACATGACGCATGGCAGTCTCAGTCTCACCCAACGGTTCAAATTGGGCAGTATCTCCTTCAATCTGCTCCTGAATCTCTTCAGGCAGTTGGTCTTTAGGTATCTCAGGTAGTTTCATTATAATGTTGGTTCAAATCTACACGTAATTAGTAGAGCACGTTGTTGTGTTGTGGCACTTATAACTTCAAACTTAGTAAATACATCTTCTTCAGCATTGGCTTCAGTGCCTTGATCTATGACCACTTGGATAGAAGACTTGGGATCAATAGTCTGTGTCAAAGATGTATCTTGAATGTGCCAGTTGTCTCGCGCACTATTTATAATTTCCGTACCATCTATTATAACACGAATACGGAACTTACCGCAACCAGCAGAATTACCACCTACATGTCTAATAACACAATTATTAATATCAGGTACTATAACATCAACCTGACCACTAGTGCTAGTGGCATCAGTATAAGTGGAACATCCACTACCAAGATATCCACCTGGTGCATGAACAACCTCTAAGAATCCAGTAGTACCATATAAAGGTTGGGTCTCAGCAAGACCAGCATTAATAGTAGACTCTTCACCTTCCTTATACAATGCTTGACCAACACCCATACGACTGTTAAAGATCTCACCAGCAGCATTATCAAGATTAACACCAACCTTAGCAATTCTAACTACAGAACTATATCCTGGACTTAGACCAGAAACATTAAGAATATCTCCTACTTCATACCCAGTACCAGCAACCTTAATTGAGTTAATAGCAACCAAAGAATCATATGTGTCATTACCACCAGCAATAGGTTGGAAAGTCATATTCAATTCAAGATTACTACCACTACCACCAATCATACCATAATCACCTTCAATAGTCTGATCTAAATTTGCCCAACCAGATCCATCATCCTCACGTTGTACAGGATCTTCAAATCCAACCTCTTCCCATTCACCTGACATGTTTAATAATTCAAATGCTTCAGGTATACCTGTACCAGTAGATGCTATTGGTGTAATACTATCAATAGTAAAGTTAGCATTACAATCACTACCATCATTATCCTTTAAACATAGTCTCGTACCATTATCTTCTACTGTAAATCCACCAGTAATTCCTGTATATGTTGCATTAGTCGTACCAGCACCAGTTATTGTAATAGTATGTCCTTCTGTTCCAGTCTGTACACCTGCTGTTTGAGTCCACGTTGTACTACCTATCTGTACATTATCTAATGCAGTACCAGCAGTATTAGGATTATCATTCCATGTCAAAGTCAACGATACACTAGCACTTCCACTACCAGTAGATACTAGATTACCATTACTGTCAAAGGTTACAGAATCAATACTTGAAATATTAGTACCTGTACTACTAATCTTAAATCCCCATCCACCAGGATTATACGCCCACTGATATGCTGTAGTATCATTCCACTTAGTATTAGTACATTGAACCATCAGTACTCTTGGACCTGAAGTGACATACTGAGTGAATACAGTATCACCTTGAGTAGCAAAACCTACTGAAGCAGGACCAATCTGTATACCATCTAAGAAGAACTTAACATCATCATCACCACAGACTTCCCAAACATATTCTTGTGAAACAGGGAACTGTATGCTGTAGTATATTGTCTGCAATTCAGCAGGTAGGGTACATACGGCAGGGTTAACCCAACACATATGATTATTAGCAAATTCACTCCATAGAGGATGTGTTACTGCATAGGTATATGGGTTAGTCTTAGTCTGGAAGACATAATTTTGAGCAACAGTGTTAATATTAGAATCAAAGATATTACACATGATACTACCATAGGATTTTAAATATCCACCAGTAGGCATTGTAGATGCTTTTAAAATATTTTGACCTATCCAAGTATCAACCCATGCTCCTGGTGTAGGACTGAGTGCTTCATATTGAGCATAATTAACCGAACCATCATATACATTACCTGTAGGTAATTCAAGTATATACGAACCAAATCCGTGAAATGATGATGGAGGTGATTTTAATACCTCAACATTCTCTATCCATACAACAGCATCACCTTGGTCATAGTTTTCACCTTCATTTGACGTAATATTAGTTGTTGCCAACCTAGATCCTACAGTAATAGCAATAGAATCATTCTCAACTACAAATCTTTTTAAAACTGTACCTATTTGACGAGGTGCATCACCTGTTCCCTGATCAGCAAATAGGTTATTATGGTTAACTTCTAATTCCAACTCACCAGATCTTTGAGTACCAGTCCATAGTATCTTAGCATTAACGTCTTTACCAAGTCTACCAGTACCTCCTGGATAAAACATAGCAAAAGTCGCCATATTGAACCCATCTAAAGTAGGAATAGTAACTCCTAGACCAGCAGGATTAGTATTCCAAGCATTACTACCAGAACCGTTAAAAATAGTAAATTCAAAGCGTTTCCAACCTGGTTCAGTAAAAGTGATAGATGCAGTCTGTGGTGGTGAAGTGAAATTACCACTATTTGTAAAAACTGGGATATTTTCACCTTCTCTACCACTCCAAGTCATTGTGGCAGAATCATCAGCACCGAAATTTACCTGATGAGTGCCTAATTTGGACTGACTTACTGGATGAAGCACATAGAAGGTTTCTGACTGTCCTGGTCTTGCATCATAATTGGTCGTATGGACGAAATTATCTCTAGCCCACTGATTATAGTCACTTCCAGTATATCGCCCTGCTTGCCAAGTTTTGTATAATGTCTTAGAACACAATAAATGCTCAAAACTCTCATTTACAGCTAATCCGATTTGTAGATTAGTTGTCTGAGTGGTCAATTCAAAGATACTTGGGTCAATTTCCTCATCTGGCCAATATCCCAAACAATAGAATTCATCAAATTCTGGTCCAGTATAAGGATCTCCAAGAAAATTCTTTTTATAGGTATTATTCAGTCTATCTACAAATTTGTAACAATCGTCTCCAACGCAATTTGGGTCAGTATCGTCTATTAGGTCTCCGTACTGATCTCGGTTTCTACCAACACAATCGTAATATTCCTTTTTTATAGGATCCCACTTACACCAATTTCCGTCAAAAAACGGTATTTTAGGTAAATCCTTTGGCCACTCTGGTTCGTCACCATGAAAAGGTGGCCATCTTCTTCGTTCTGCTGCTGGATCGGTTAAAGTCGCTCCCATAGGTGCTTGCACAACTAAAGGATCACATAAAGGACCAAAATAACCAGGATCACCAGCATTACCAGTAGGTAGTGGTGAATATGGTGCTGGATTTTCTACTACAAATGCTTGTGGTATACCAATCTGCTCATATTGAGGAGTAGCAGGGTTACCTACAGAACCAGGTGGGCCATAAACTTCATCAACCTGCTGTGCAGGATCACATGTTGGTCCGAAACTTCCTAAAGGTTGATATGGCACGTCCTACTTCACTTTAGAAGTATTTATTCCTGCATAGGACTATTGGTTCTCCACCCTGGATTAGATTGACCCATTTGAGTGACATCCTTTTCCTTAAGAGACGCAAGAATTCGGTTCATATCAAATTCCGATAATTCACCTGTAATTTCCCACTTCAACGTAGAATAAGTTGAAATACATGGTTGTCTATCATTGTGGGTAAAATAATCTCCTGACATTGTTCTGCGATGGGTTCCATACTATTTTATACGGAAACGCTGACAAATGCCCCTTTTTTTATAATGATTTTAGATTGCTGTTACAAAAACCCTACACGCGAAAAAATACCCCGCGTTTTTTGAACCGACTTTTTGAAACTAAAAGTTGAATAATATATGGGTCTACTCGTTATGATATTCTCCAGTCGCTACCTTGACTAGCTGACTGTAACTGATGTCCACCTTTGGTCCACAGTATGCAGTGTGTGGCATCATAGAATTATATACTGTTATTGTATTCTTCTTGCATGGTGCAGTCCCAACGTACTTGAAACCATACCCTTCTATTGCTCCTATGTCCCACTGTTCCCAATAAAATTCTTCAGTACTCTGTAGTCTTCTAATCATTTCCTTAATCTTACTAGATGGTTTCAAACCATCCTTCATAAAACTAAACTTATTCTCTAGGTGTTGATCTTTATAGGAATAGAACTGTGTACCACGTTGACCTTCAGGATGATCAGTCAACCATAGGTTACCAACCCATCCCATGCCATCAATATGAGGTAGATGACTGAATTGAAATGATTTGTGTCTAATTCTATCATAGTAATTACCCCAACACTTCCTACCAATATTCTCTTTCTCTGGCATGAGTTCTTCAACTATGTCACCAATGAACTTTTCTAATTCATCTGGTGCTTTCCATGCTTTAAAACAATTATTAATTGGTGCAGATGGAAATGGTCTAGGAGTAAACTCTTCTATACCTTCAACAGTTACAGTATAATATCCGAATGTATCAGATAGTTGAGTCCATTCAACCCCAGTGTTCTCCATCCTCATCTCTCCATGAATTTTGTGAAATAGATCTTGGACCTGTGTAATCGTCTGGTGGATCCTTGATGAAAAGATTCCAAGACACACTGATACGATCACCTTCTTGGTAGTGTGGTTCTACAAAGTGAGGCATCCATGAACTGAATACTAGTCCTGATCCTGGTTCTGGTATGTGATAATGCATCTGTGATCCTTCTAAACGAGATCCATTAGCACCACCACGTACATCAGGTACACAGAATCTTCCTTCATAATCAGGTAGATCTGGTTTAGTAACCCAATACACTCCACTTATATCTGAGTTAGGATGTGTATGATAGTTGGAATATGAATATTGTCCTAAAATTAATGCCCAACATTTTATACGTACAAATCCAGCAGGTAACTCTTGACCATTAGTAAGAGCAGTATAATATACTCCTGATACCTGCATGATCATCTCTCTTAACTTTCTTGACCAATCAAAGTCTAGATCATGTAAGTTATCTTTGGAATGCCATGCGTTATTACCTCTTGTAGAGAAGGCAGGTTCGTATGGTACTTTAATTCTTGCTTTGTACAAATATTCAACGAGACCTGGGCTAAAGTTTAGCTCATCAGGTCTCTCGTATTGAATTAAATTTGTGGTAAACAGTGGAACAGTTCCAAGGTTCATAATAAAATCGCATCAAAATTATTTAGGACAGTGCAATATCTGCCTTGCTGATATCAGGTGTGTCTTGTAGTGCTGTATCGTTTATTGGATTTGTAGTCTGAGGATAAGACTTGTCTTCAGTTCCAGCTGGTTTAGGAAACTTCGCCTTAACATCTGCAAATGTCTTAAGAAGTGCATCCATATCTGGTCCAACATCAGTACCTTTTGATTTTAGGTATTCAAATGCTGAGATGATTGTATGTACTTGATCTTCTTCACGAGGATAGAACTGTTGACGTAAGGAATATACCTTAGACAACTCCTGATTCTCTCTAAGAGCATGCTCTTCAGGTTCTGGTTGCTCGGCTAACCAGAAATCATAGTCAGTCTGTGACATCTCACCATCACCAGACATTGACCCAACAACCATTTCCTTACGAGGAAATAGTTTTTCATAGTATTCTCTTTTGCTTGTGCTAATTGCTGCCATTGTTTTAATTCCGTAAGTTTACCAAGATCCAGACCATTCTTTTGCTTCGTATCCTGCGACACCGAAGACTGTAATGATAGTATTAGTACCACTACTTACTGCACGAACTGAGTTACCATCATGGTGACCAATTCTTATACCTGATATGGGAACACCAGTACCAGAGAATGTAGCACCGTTCCATTGACATCCCTGCCAACCAGTTCCGCATTCCTGCTGAGACCAGTAGTTGTAATTACAGAATGAGTTCCATCTTTCGTGAGTACCAGTAGGAGTGTTACTCATGAAGAATTCACCCTGATAGGTTCCTTCACCGTTAGCCTGCATACGGTAAGAGTTGTCATTTACAACCGTAATTGGCCAGTAAGAGTCGTTTTGTGAGTTCTGTCTTCTACCACCATCGTTTGAGTGCCACCACTCACCTGAGAAGTAGTATCCATTAGTTGATAAGTTGTTATCTGATCTCCAATATCTTAACCAGAACCTATCGTTTCCGTTGGGGTCAGAAGTAGTAATGTAATATTTGTATCCGAAGTAGTCTGCACCGTGATATGTTGTACCCCATCTTGCATCCCATGAGTTCCATGCACCTGTCCTGTTTGACATGTGGTAAACCATTTGGTAACCACCAATTGCATACCAACCATCTCTTGATCCAGATCCAGAGTCAGAGAACTGATAGTATGTCTCATGCGTTCTCGTTTCCGAGTTGTACCTCAGAATTCTACGACGGTCTTCTCCGTCAGGACCAGCGTTGGGTCTCTGCGACCTGTTACCTTCACTGATAACAACTTCGCCAGCACCAGATGAGGCACCAATATTTTCCCAAGCACTACCATTATAGACTTGCAGTTTTGCTTCGTCTGTGTTATAGATTACAAGTCCAGTTGAACCTGCTGGTCTATTACTGTTAGTATACTGAGGATATTGAACACCATCCCCTGTTACATTAACTTTTCCTACATTTAATTGGGACATGGATTTATTTTGATCACAATTACTACTCTGAATTTATTTATAAAGGCAGGACACTAGGTAAACTGCCTTAACTTGACAAGCACTTCCTTGTATGCATCTACGATATTTCCTTCATCTTTACGGAAAAGATCCTTGTCAAATTTTTCTTTAGTACCCTTCTTCCATAGTCTCATGTTATCTGGGCTTAATTCATCAGCAAGAATCAAGTCGCCATGTTCATCATAGCCGTACTCTAATTTAAAATCTACTAAGTCTAAACCACACTCACTCATCAGAGATTGTAAGTTGAAGTTAACTTTAATTGCACTCTGTGCTAAAGGAACTGGATTAATGCCCATCAATCTCACACGATCAGGTGTTAGGAGTGGATCATTCTTGTCATCATCCTTAAGATTAAACTCTACAAGAGGAGGTTTAAACTCCATACCTTCTGGAAGTGGAGTCTCTCTACAGATACCACCTGCTGCTACGTTTCTAACAATAACTTCTACTGGTAGGATGTCTAACTTCTTACAACACATTATCGCTCTTGGATATGCATCAATATAATGTGTCTTGATTCCTGCTTCCTCCATCTTCTTGAAGAGTAGTTCAGATATCTGACAACATACTTCACCCTTACCATCAGGGAAGTCTACCTTTCTACCATTACCTGCGGTAACTTTATCCTCATACTGTATGAGAATCTTATCAGGTTCAGCAGTACTGAACACTGTCTTTACTTTACCTTGAAAGATTTGTGTGTCAGTCATGGAGTCCAGGAACGAATGTTTCCATACAAGTTATATCTTCTAACTTATATAATGATCTGAATTCTATGTTATTGTCTTCCCATATCTTATGGTCATCCATTCTATCTACAATAGCAACAACACGATTAACTATGTAACCTGCATCACGTAGCACATTTACTGCTGTCATTGCACTACCACCAGTTGTAGTTACATCCTCAAGGACAGTTACAATTGATCCTTTAGGTGGTTTGTTACCCTCAATTAATTCTTTCGTACCCCATCCTTTAGTTTTCTTACGAATAATAAGTGCATCTATATGTTTGTTACCTTTATAGTATGCCTTCTGTGCAATACCACATACCAATGGGTCAGCACCTAATGTTAGACCACCTACTGCTACTGCTTCAGGTTCTATCTCCTTAAGCATTAGATGTGATAGGAGTGCGTTACCTTCACATGATAGTGTTACTGGTTTACAATTAACATAATGCTCTGATTCTTTTCCAGAAGATAATGTATAATGTCCACGCTTGTATGCTCTCTCCTTCAATAGATTAAGCAAGGTAGTTCTGAAAAAATTACTGGTCATAGTATCATTTGATTAATAACTAAAGGTAAAAGACGATGCTCTGCCTGTTGTACACGATGATGTAATGTTTCAGGTGTATCTCCAGGACAAATCATCACTACAGACTGATCAATTATCTCACCACCATCCAACTCTTCATTAACATAGTGTACTGTACAACCAGTCTGTTTATCCCCACTATCTAGGGCTTGTTGAACAGCATTCAATCCCTTGAACTTTGGTAGTAATGATGGGTGTATATTAATTATACGTTTAGGAAATGCTTCAATTAATTTAGGTGTTAACAGTCTCATGTATCCTGCAAGAACTATAAGATCAACTCTCCATGCTTGAAACATTTGAACCATTTGATCTTCATCTTTATGTGCGATACGAATAGATGGTATACCTAATCTATGTGCTCGTTCAATAGCACCACACTTCTTCTTGTTGTGAATCATCATCACAACCTCATGGTCGGGACAGTTCTTAACTATATTTTCAAAGTTAGTACCACTGCCAGAGCACATGACACCTATTCTCATTTCTCTTTAGAGCGATTGATTAAACTAATGAACTTATCATTAGCAAAGGTGCCACCAAGACACACATCTATTTCATCACCGTCCTTCCAGTTCTCAGTACCATCCTTCTTGGTATGAGCAAGTGCCTCAGTGAGGTCATCAATAATCTTCTGTGTTATTTTCATACTGATATAACCTGTTGAACTTCAGGGAATTTTTCTTTAACTAGTCTTTCTATTCCTAGTTTCAATGTGTCAGCACTCATAGAGCAACCAGCACATGCACCTAGCAATCTTATCATAACAATAGGACCATCTTTAGTATAGTCTATCGCCACATACTCTAGGTATCCTCCGTCTGCTTCTATGTAGGGACGGATCTCATCAAGAACATTATTAACATTTAAATCGTTGAGTTCCACTTTCTTCTCCCAAGTTGTACAATCTACTTCCTCCTCATCTATGTAACAATGTATGGTGCCTTCAAGTGTCATTTGTTTTGTTATGTGTAGGAGGTTTGTTTAAATTAAATTCGTAAGCAATCCATTTACTATTTCCATGTGTGCATTTATCGTTGTACTTGAACTTACATGGACAAGTATACAACCAGTCATAGAACTGTTCGTTAATGGTTTTAGTCATACCCTTTTTGTTTCTTCCAGTCAGCATACATGCTACCGAATAACATACCCTCATGAGATTTAATCTCACCACCCTCAAGAATTTCTTTCTGTCTCTTGGATAGGTTCTTATTCATGGTAAGGTATTCACTTTCCCACTGTTTAATAGCATCAATTACTTCTTGTTTCATGGTTGTTCCCAAGATACGTAAGGTGGTTCTTCTTCTCCAACATAATGTTTGAAGTGTTCTGAATCAAAATATGATGGAGGTAGTTCATATCCACCAACGTCATACTCACCCTTCATTCTTTTCTTATACTCACGCTCATCCAATACTTCATTAATAAGTATCTTCATCTCCTTTACATACTCTGGAGTGAATAATCTACGAGGTCTAACCACCATAGGTT